AGTTGATCTGGTTTCTTATTACATAATGTTGTTGACAATAACACGACGATAGTAGGCGTTTGTCTGAGAAGCAAGTGATCCGTCTCCGAGAGCAGGTGTTCCCTGAACTGAACGGGCAAATGGGTTCTCGACCATGCCGTAGCGTGTCTTGAAGCCAATCTTTGGCTGGAATGTATCCTGACCAACTGCACGAACCATCTGAAGAGGAACGTATGGGCAGTAGAAGATACCAGCGTCGAATGCATTGGCTCCCTTATAGCCAACTGTGAGATAGTTTCCAGTTGTATATGGGTCAATGTAAACACGGAAGCGACCATTGAGAACACCAGCGAAGGTATTTCCTGTATCGTCAACCTGAAGATTGTTGCTGTTAAGAGCAGGTGTGTAATCAAGAACACCAGCCATCTGAAGAGCAGAAGCTACGTCTGAAGAGCAGATGATGATGTTACCCTTGCCACGGCGAGTATCCTTGGCAATCTGGTTAGCTTCACGCTCAACTTGGAACATGAGACCCTTGAACTTCTCAACTGACCAACGACCGTTTGAGTCTGTGTCAAGATCGAAGACACCAGCAGTTGTGGTTCCTGTTGCAGCACCCTTAATGGCAGAAAGATTGATTGTACGAACAACCTCACGGTTAATTTCGGCAAGAATTTCTGACTGAAGGATGTTAGCAAGCTCTGTCTCTGCATCAAGACCATGAACTGACTTCAAGTCCTGTGAGAGTTCCATGGTGTATTCAGCCTTGAGTGCACGTGTACGTGCAGTTACAGAAACCTTGTCAATTGAGAATGCCATTTCAGGGAAAGTATTGTCTGAACCAAGACCTTCTGACTGAGTTGTGGTCATGCCCTTAGCAAAGTTATAAGCATCTGCGCCAGAAGCAAAAGCGAAGCCGCCGTTTGTTCCTGTCTGAGCATTACCGAATGTGTTAGCACCAGAAGCAATTGTTGCCTTTGATGTATCTGCTTCGTCATAGAATGCCTCTGAACCCTTAGCGGTTGTATTAGCATACTGTGAACGCATTGCAAAGATAAGTCCTGTTGGACCTGTCATTGGCTGAACGCCGCAGATGTCATAAGCAATAAGATTTGGTACAGAGCGACGGATGAGTGAAATGAGGATTGGGTCGTAACCAGCTACCCCAGAACCACCAGAAGCGCCATAACCACCTGTGCCAACAGCGTTGATTGGTGCTTCGTTAAGAAGCGACTGTGGATTGAAAGCGGCTTGCTCTCTCAAAGCTCTCTCTGTGTTCTCAAGAAGCTGTGCGGTAACATTGCGTCTATGAGTGTCACCGATCTTTGGAAGATCAGGGTGCTCAAGAAGAGGCTTCCACTTTGCAATTAATTCTTCATTTAGAATATTCATTTTTTTCTCCTTTAGAGTTTATTTGTAATATTATTTATAAATCTTACTTTTTTAATGTCTTAGAAAGCGATGAAACATACATCTGCATTGTTGTATCGATAGATGCTTCCTTCTCAGGCTCATCTACGCTTTCGCTAAGAAGTTGGTCCTCAACAACCTTTACTTCACTCTTTGCAGAGAAGTATGTTTCCTTAATGATGTTTGCCTTCTTGCGAAACTCTACAGCATCAGAGAAGTTTACGGCTTCAAGAAGCTTTGTAAACTTATCCTTCTGAGTTGTTGTCATTCCTTCAGAAAGGCTGTCAGTAACATCCTTAACTTCCTTTTCATTGACGATCTTAGAAAGTGCAATGTTATCGGCAGTTGTCTCGTTTACGAGCTTTTCTAGCTCTTCAATACGAGCAGACATTGACTCAACAACATCTACCTTATCATCAGGAATATCAACATAATGCTCTTCAAATAGACCCTTCAATCCTGTAAGGAATGATTCGGCTACTTGTGTGCGAATGCTACTCTGAATAGCAAGCTTGTTTTCCCCTACCCATTCTGCAACAGCATAATTGAGATAGTTGTCGATGTTTTCCATCATTTCTTGCTTGATCTCGTCATAAGACTCTTCGAGCTTCTGCTCAAACTCTTCTTCAAGACGGGCTGTCTCAAGATTTACTCTTGTAGAAACAGCAGCCTCAAAAAGTGTGCTTACCTTTAGACGAAAATCTTCTGAAAGATCAGATGAGTCACCAAAAAGAAGAGCAAGGTCTTCCTTAACTGACTGCATTGAATCTCCACCAGCATTGCTAGACTTTACTGATGCCTTATTCTTACCAGAATTGTTTCCAACAACTTGTTGTGTTGAAGCATAAACATCATCTGGAGATGCACCAATTGTCTCGATAGCTTGTGCAAGAGAATCCTTGTCTAGCTTTGAAGCATAGGCAACCATCTTTGCGAGCAAGTCAGAGCGAGAAATATCTGTTGGCTTTGAAGCGATAGTTGCTTGATTTGTAGCAGCATCAGCAGCTTCCTCATCAATAACAACGATTTCCTCTTCTAAACCATCATCGTGATTTAATTCTTTAGACATTATTTTCTCCTTACTAAC